CCCTCATCATATCCCTGGAAATGCCCGCTGATCAGCTAGTGGGACGCCTCATCGCCGCTGAATCCGGCATACCAGTCCAGCTACATGACCAAAAAGGCCTCAATGAGGACCAACTGGTGGCCATGACCCATGGAGCACAGAAGGTTTCAGCGGCTCCCATCCGCATTGTCGGCCATCAAGCCGCTACGATTGACGCTGTGCGTCATGCAGCCCGGTCATTCAAGGCCCAGAAGGGTGATTTGGGCATCGTTGTGGTGGATTACATCCAACTCATGCGCTCTGAGGGCAAAAATGGCAGCAGAACCGAGGAACTGGAGCGAATCAGCCGTGGCCTCAAGGAACTGGCCATGGAGTTGGACTGTGTGGTGGTTAGCATCTCCCAACCGACCATGGCGGCCAAGAGAGCCACCGGTAGGCCCACTATTCGGGACAGTAAGGGCAGCGGAGCGATAGATGATGACGCTGATTTGGGCCTTGTGCCGTGGTTGCTCCACAATGTGGACGAAAACGCGAAGCCATGGGAGGCCGAGATAGGTATGGACAAGTTCCGGCACGGACCCAGGCGCAACCTCTACCCGTCAGACATCGAATGGGACGGAAGTAGAACTCGTTTCATTACCACTGGCGCTTCCTTCCGTGGCTAGGGGCCGAACGAAGGCCGTCTTCCCTGATGCGCCCTTCTTTGTACCACCTGACGTCTGGCTATCTATCGACCCGGCAAGCGGCAAGAAGGACTCCTACGCAGTCCGCTGGGAGAGGGGCAAGGCTGTCTCATTTGTCTCCATCAAGCACCACAGCCGGGACAGCATGGTCAAAACACTCGGCGGTAGCGGCCTCGTCGTCGTCGAGGGGGGTGGGTTCGTCGGGGCCAATGCTGCCAGCGCACTTGCGCTCGCCAGGGTGAGGGAAAGGTTCGCCTGCATGGCGTGGCACAAAGGCATCCCCACCCTGGAGGTGAGGCCAGACCATTGGCGCTCTATCCTCAAGCTCGCAGCACGCCCAAGATCCCAAGCAGTTGCGGCCCAGAGAACTCTGTGTAAACTACTGGGCAGAAAGGGCAAGAAGCCCGCGCTGCCACTCGCGGCGGATGCAACCAATGATGACAAGAGAGCAGCACTGCTTATAGGTTGGGCGTGCTGCCAAGCATGGAACTGGCTCTGAGGTGATTCATGGCGACGGCGAAGAAGAAAACTCCAGGGAAAAAGAAGAGTGCTAAGATCACCGTGTCGAAGGAGGCAGCGGCAGCCGTGGTGGCCCACGCACCGAAAGCCCGCAGCAAAGGGTCTCCCAGCACTGGGTCGCACCTGAAGAACCTCGTCCGCTTTCGAGAGATAGATATCGATAAGCCCCTCGCAAAGTTCATCATGAAGGTCACCAAGCGCGGGAACTTTGAGGACCCGACTGAGGCGGCAGTAGCCATGCTGCGCTACGTTGCCCACTTCGCCACCCAGCGCGGGCTCGGCTCGTTCATCCCACACGTCCGTGCGTTCAAGGGTAAGAAATGAGCGCCTTTGCTGCCGAGGGTGAGGCGATGCACGAGGGCTACAAGATCGCCTCGAAGGACATCGTTGTCTATGACCCGGACAAGCGCTCTGGTGGGGTGGCCAAGGCCACCATCGTCGAGGGCCTCATCGCCGAAGCGGTGGCGAGCAGTAAGATCGCTCTCGACGTTCTCCACGAGGCCGACGGAGACAAGAACGAAGAGGCCTCGGCGGCCTTCAAGATCATCGGGCTCGAACTCATCAACCTTGTCGGGATGCTCGAAGGCTACCATGACGCCGCGCTACGCCCGAAGCATCGAGCGGCCCGCGCTATCATCGTTGGTATGATCGCCAAGATGAAGGCCAACGACATCCAGGATGGGGGCACCGACGAGCAGTACGCGCAGTTCGCTCGCGATGTGGTTGGTTTCTTTGAATCGATCCACATCTGTATGCTCGAAGAGACCGACCGTCGCAAACGCCACCGGCACAAGAAGAGGTTCCTCGGTGAATGAAGGGTTAGTCCGAATCGCAGAGCCGGACAATGTCGTCCTGTCGGTGACCGAGCGCGTCATGAAGAGCCGCATGCTGATGGTCCTCGAAGCCCTGGAGGCCGGCCATAGCAGGAGCGCTGCCGCAGCGATGGCTCAGATCTCACCAAGCACTGTGTCGGCGTGGGTGCGTCGCGCTCAAAAGAACCCCACCCATGTGCTGTATCCATGGTTTCTGCATGAGATTCATCGAAGCGAAGGCGTTGGCGAGAGCCTCTTCGCCAACATCGTCATCAGAGAGGCGACCGAGAAGCACAACTGGCGCGCTGCCATGTTTGTGCTACAGAAGCGTTACAAGTGGACAGGTCAGCCCGAAATGGATAACGAGATAGCCCATGAGCGGCAGAAGGCTCAGCTTCATAAGGTTAAAGCCGACACTGCTCTGGTAGAAGAGCGCACGCGGGTGCTCAAAGAGGGCGGCGAAGAGGTTGTTTTGGATCGGCTCCGAGACATCCTCGGCGAGGTGCGTGAAGAGATGAAGCCGAAGGATGGCAGCGCCCCTGAGTCGGTTAACTAATCACGAGGATGAGCTGCGCCGTTGCGCTGCGGACTTTCGCTACTTCTGTCGCTATCTGAAGATAGTCGATAAGAAGGCGACGCTCATCACGTTCCAACTCAACGAGGCCCAGCAAGACCTCCTCAACGCCATCGAGGAGAACCCCTGGGTCTTCGACCTCAAGGCCCGTCAGCTGGGCGGCACCACTGGTGTAGCTGCTTACGCCTTCTGGCACGCTTACTTCAGGCCCCACTTCAGGGTGGGCGTTATGGCGCAGAGTCGTGAGAGCGCTGAGCAGATCTTTGAGATCTATAAGCGGTTCTACGACAACCTGCCGAAATGGATGGTGTTTCCCACGGAGAAGTCCAACGTCCGTGAGCTGCTCTGGTTCCACGGCGGGATGGTCAGGGTGTTCACCGCCAACACGCAGTCGGCTCGCGGCACGACGTATAACTTCCTGCACTGCTCGGAGTTCGCGTTCTACTCAGACGTTGAGCGCACCATCCAGTCTGCGTTTCAGACCGCTACTCCTGACGCTATTGTGGTCATGGAGACCACAGCCAACGGCCTGAACTACGCTCACGACCTCTGGGCCGGCGAGAACGGTTACAAGAAGGTCTTCTTGCCGTGGACCAAGGCGAAGGAATACTCGCTTAAAGATCGACCGCAGGGCCTCGGCACCACCATCCCGGCGAAGTGGCGTGAGTACGCCGATGAGCACAAGCTGTCGAAGCAGCAGCTGTTTTGGGCGTTCCACACCTACCGAACCAAGTGTGGCAGCAACTGGCAGACGTTTCACCAGGAGTATCCCGCCACCAGCGAGATGGCCTTCATCACGTCAGGTGAGCAGTACTTCAGCGTCGTCTTTCCGCACGTCAGGGCCAAGTCTGGCTACCAGCGTTACGCTGAGCCAACGAAGTATCACGTCTACGCGATGGGCGTGGACACTGCGTCCGGGTCACCCTCAGGCGACTACTCGTCCTTTTGCGTGTTGGACATCACCGACAAGGAGCGCCCGCGTTGCGTCAGCACTTACTACGTAAGGATCTCACCAAGCGAGTTCTCAGCCAGGGTCCACAAGGAGGCCAAGGAGTGGGACGCGCTGGTGGTGGCGGAGTCCAACTCGTACGGACTAAGCATTATCGAGCATCTTATCGGCGAGGGTTACGCAAACCTTTACCGTAGGACGCAGTTCGACAAGATGGCCAAGCGGTGGAAGGAGGAGTTGGGCTTTGTGACCACTGTGGCCACGCGACCCGTCATCCTTGCGCGCCTGCACAAGTTTGTTTCCGAGGAGCGCTTGGCCATCAACGACGACCGAATGAAGGCCGAGATGAACACGTTCGTCTACGACAGCAAGGGCAAGCCGCAAGCCGATCGAGGCAAGCACGACGACATGGTATTCGCCTGGGCGCTTGCCTTGGCCGGTATCGATCAGATAGAGGCCGTTCGAGAAGAGAAACTATCCAAGCGCCCGTCATCATTGCGCGAGTTGTTGGCATACGAGAGAGCAACGGGTAGGATCTTCCAAGATCAGTGGGTAGCGGATGAAGAGGACTGCCTCGATATCCTCTCCCAACCACAACTCGTGCGAGAGCACGTCAACCCCGCCAAGATTCCACGGCGTTAAAAGGAGTTAGAGATGAGCTTTCTAAGCGAAGAGAAAACCGCAGAGCTTTACAAAGAGCTGGAAGGCGGCATTGGCGAGGGAGGCTCGATTGCGTCTTCGATCCCAGACGTAAAAGAGGAGATCGAGACCGCACCTGCGGTCGAAGAGAAGGCAGAGGTTGAGACCAAGACGCCGGAAGTGCCGGACGTTGAGGTTGAGGCCAAAGCCGAAACCGGCAAGAGCGAGGAGCAGTCAGATACCTCAGCGTCAGACGGTAATGCTGAGGAGGAGTCTGCCCCACCGGGCCACCGCGTCCCGTATAAGCGGTTTAAGAGCGTTCTTGAGGCGCGCAATCAGTACAAGTCAGAGGCTGATGACCACCGCGCCCAGATGGATGCCTACGAGAAGCAGATGGAGTTGATGCGGAACGAGATGTCCGCGATGCGAAATCTGCAACCCGCCACGCCGGTTGAGAGCCATGTTGATCCTATCGATGCCGAACTCGACAGGCTTCTCGCTGGACAGACCGACCTGCCGCAGGAGGTGAGACAGCAAATCACCGCCATGGAGGCCAGGCTGCACCAGCAAGAAGTCCACGCCGAGCGACAGCGCCTCAGGCACGAAGTGGCCGGGGTCGTGGGGAGCCACGACGAACGACTTCACAAGGATATCCAACAGGTTCTCTACAGCGCCGTTCAACGTGATCCGAACGCGGACTTGAATCGCGTGGCTGAACAGTACGTGGCCTGGTTGGCCCAACGTGAGGAAGAGGCGATTGCCCGATACCTCAAGGTCAACCCAGATGCCTCCATCGAGGAGGTTGCAGAGGCCGCTGGTGGGACTACGTCGGGCGTTCCTAGTCGACCCAAACGGGCCGGCACGGGGGCGTCCAGCGTAGCCACAGCCGCAGACAAGCAAGGCTTCGGTTCGATCGCAGAGGGCTCAGAAGCCCTCCTGAGCGCCCTGAAAAAGGGCACGCTCAACCTCTTCGGCTAACAGGAGTTAGAAAATGGCGGAAGCCACAAGAACTACGCTCGATGCGATTTTGAAGGACTACTACATTGGTCCTCTACAAGAGCAATTAAATCAAGAGGTTATGGTTCTCAACTTGTTTGAGAAGGCCAAGATCTCGTGGGCAGGCAAGCAGGGCGTCGTGCCCGTGCATGTCGGACGCAATACTGGCGTCGACTTCAAGACTGAGTCGGCCTCCCTCCCCACCGCTGGAACGCAGACCACCAAGCGCCTGACCTTCGAGGCGGCCTACCTCTACGGTCGGTTCCAGGTGACTGGTCCGGCGATTGCGTCGGCTGCCAAGGGCGGAACGGCTAGCTTCGTTGGCGCTCTCGAACTTGAGATGGACAAGCTCAAGGACGATGTTCGCAACAAGGCTGATCGCACGCTCACAAGCGGTGGTCGCGTCGTTGGGTTCCTCAACCAGCACAAGACCGAGGGTGCCGCTGCCACCTGGGATTTCCGAGGTGACTTTGCGAAGATTGCCGCAGCGTACAACACCATGGGAGGCAACATCGACATCGCTGTCGTTGACTGCTCCAACGACACCCTGACCGGTGACACGGTGACCTACGAGTTCATCACGACTTTGGCGGCCATCGACATCACCCACGCCGGGTTCAACCCCTCGGCTGGCACGATTCGCCTCACCAATGCGCTCGACACCAGTGGTGTTGCCGATGGCGCAGCCTGTGCGCTGGTTATCAGTGACACGTCGTCGGCCGCACTGAACGCAATCCTCGATGAGGAGCCGATTGGCATCTACGGCAACCTCGGTTACGTGAGCCTCTTCGGGGTCGACCGTGGCTCGGTGGATGGTACTGCGATGGAGCTTCAGTCGGTTATCATCAACATGGACTCCGACAACTCTGGCAACGGCGATGCCGAGGCGCTCACGCTTGAGCGCATGCAGGAGATAATCGATGGCATCAACGTCACCAGCGGCCAGGATATCGACCTCATCCTCATGAACCCGATCATGCGGGCGAAGTACACCGCGCTTATCAGCGGCAACATCTTCAAGCCCGTCGAGA